AATACAACACTTGTAAATATGGCTAGTGATATTCTCACAGCCTCATTTGCATTAAAAACCTCAACCACAAATGGCGGTGGTAAAAACACTTCAATCATGCTTACTCTCCAATTCGTTCTATTTTAATTGTAAACTTATCATGTTTTATCAAAAAATCACCACTCCACCCATTAATATTAAAATATGCTCGCATAATAGGTGGGCGTAAATTCTCAGCCCTTACATTTACCTCAATATCCATTGAGTTATTAATTGTAAAATCATTAATGTGTTCAGCATTATAAACAGTTGCTCTATACCTACCTTTAGGCAAGTACACAAACATTTTTTCAGTACCTCTAATATCTGTAGGGTACTTTTGCCAATTCCAAGTACTAAATGATATAGGGTTTGTTTGAATGTAATTTTTATTTCTATTTGATGTACGTTGTACCACAAGGGCGGTCTTATCACCGCTAAATCGTGCATAGTATGTTTTGCCATCAATAACTATTGGTAGTCGCATTTCACCTACATCACGCAAGTTATCAGTTAGACCAAAGGTTAATATGTCATTCTCTTTCTTAACTTTTAAGTTAGGCATTATTCAACATACACCTCGTTTCCACCGTTAGCACTCCACAATTTCAATCGGCTATTTAATGATGTTTGCACTCTCCCCCAAGATTTCCACGTGTTAGCCATGAACATTCTGTGGTACGTTTCACCATTGAAAGCATGGAATGTTTGGTCTATCATCTTACCTTTACCAAAGTTCATTACGATTAACATACCTTGTTTATGGCTACGTGGTGGGTTATTAGCGCCACCATCAAAGTTAATTTCGATTGCACCTTGTTCTGTGAATGTGTTCCAGTCTTTAGCATCATCAACCTTAGAATATGGAAAACCTAACTGGTCTACTTCTGATTTTTTTACAAAGTTATCATCTATATCTTTTTTCTTATAGATAGCCGTACCATAATGTTTTGTAGTAATTACTGTATAGCTATCAGTACCGTCAAAGTGTTTTAATTCTTTACCTTTAACGAATGTATTAACAGACTCATCACCAACTTCTACATTGCCACTAGTCGATACTTTAGCAATACCAACACCATGACCATCAGGCTTATAACCCTCAATCAAAGTATTGTTAGCCATTTTAAGTGCGCCACTTAATGTACCACCAGTTAGTTTTAGGTAATCAAGCGTTGCCAATCGTGCAGTATTGATTGAGTTTTGATAATCCTTGTTTGGATCGCCAACATAAATATCTACTTTATGTCGTTTGTTAGGTTGCATGGTCAATACCGCAAAGTAGAACTTACCATTGCAATATGTGATGTCCTCAATCTCTGTAGCTTTATTAATTTCAATAATTTGCTTAACTTCACCAAATGGTGTACATTCAACCAAACTGCCTAATGTAGCACTCATGATATATCCATTTAACATGAATGCCCCATTGTTATTGAAATCATCATATTCATAATCAACTTGATATGTCTTTAATTTCTTAAAATCATCATTATATAAGTTGATTTCACGTAAGCGTTGTTGTCCACTAATAGGTACAATGCTTACATATGTCCGTGTTATTGGGTCATACCCAATATTGAACACCTTTTCTTTTAATGTAACAGTACTCTCATATTGCATCGTATCTGCGTTAAGAACAGTTAGGTTGTTACCATTTTTTAACCCATTAGCCAGATAAATTTTGTTAGTGTTCTTGTTGTAGCACATAGTGTTACAATGCCCCATCTTATCAGGGTCATTAAACTTATATGTACCTACAATTTCAAATGTAGATGAGTTGAGTTCATAGAATGTTTGGTTTTGTCCATCACCGCTGATACAAGCTAGTACAAATACATTCTTTTTATCGTTGTATGTAAAACCTTGACACTGGTTTACCTCATCACCATATTGGATGTTTTTCACAAAGGCGATATTATTTGAACCTTTCAACATCGGTGTTTCAGTTGGATAGAATGGTTTTACATTGTTATATGTACCCATATCCATGACACTATCAACGGTATTGAATGATAGATGTTCATTGATTTTGTATATACCATTAGGCACTAACAATATCTTATTCTTCAAATTATCATTCGCACGTTTGAACGCTGCGGTATCATCTGACACACCATCGCCTACCGCCCCAAAGTCTTTTACAGAAACGATACCATACAAGCTATCTTTGGTTTGGTATTTTGCATCAGCCTCAGTCTTAGTAACTAACCCAGCACCTTTAGGCAATGCGATTTCTTCCGCTCTAGCTGCTGCCGTTTCAGCACGTTTAGCAGCATCAGCGGCCTTAATAGCGTTGCTGGCTGTTGAAGTTTGTTTATTATCAATGTCTGTTTTTAGTGTACGTGCTTGACTAACTAACTCATTAATATCTCGTTTATCAACAGTTGTTTGTCCAGCATATGCCTTAGCATCTCTTACTAATCGTTCAGCAGTAGCAACATTAGTCGAGGATGTATCAAGTGCAGTATTAGCGGTTGCCAATTTATCATCGACAGTTGCTGCAATAGTTTTGATTTCTTCACCCAATTTGTTAATGATGTCTGCGTTAGCGTTAATCTTATCTGATTTTTCACTAATCGTATTCATCGCATTAACTGCATCATTAGCAGCCTTTACGGAACGCTCAACAATATCCTTTGCAACTTCATTTGCGTTCTTATCACTATCTACACGAATTTTAAGTGATCTATCTAAATCAGCTTTCATCTCCTGTAAGATAAGTACAATCTTATCTGTTGCGTGTTCGATATTCTCGAAAGGATATTCATCAGGTAAGTCCATATCTTGTGAGATTGGAGTTTTACGTTCAAGTATAACCTTATTACCTACCGCTAGTGCATCACCATTTGCTGGATATATTACTGTTTTGTTGGTTTCGTCATAATCGATATTTCCAACTTGTACCGCCTCTGTTCCATTAGCATCAACAATAGTCAATTTAATATCCTCAATTTGGACAAAATCATATGGGAAAATAAACTTCTTATTTCTCCCATCACATTGATACACTACAGATGGTTTGAGTACTTCTGGTGTCAATTTAACATCCCCTTTCAATGTATATAAATAGGACTACCCATTATGGATAGTCCTTATTTATCAATGTTTCTTTTTCTCTTTTTTAGTTTTTAATCGTCTGTCAAACGCTACCGCCATGATTACATCCTCTAAGGATGCATCGGTATCTGTGAAACCAAATTTAGCTAATGTCCACAAGCCATCAGTTACAGTATCGCTAAACCCAGTTGCTCGGTTTGCTAACTGACTGAAACTTCTGCCTACATCGATACCATCTTTTTTATCACTCATAATTGCGTTGCCTAAATCGTAGAATTTCTCAACGATACTCAAAGCCATAACGCTATTACCTTTATTGAATACCTTTTCACCTAGAATGTATTTCATAGCCATATTTGACATATCACGGATGATTGGTACACCCATAGTACCTTGTGCGACTAATTCTTCGATAAATGACTTAGCTAAATCTTCAGGCTTGTCATCATCGCCATTCGTCATAGCTTTATATGCCATCATACCGATTGCTTGTGAAATCAATGTCCACCATAGCATCTTAACGAACCTTGCATAATCGCCATTATCCTTACGTGCATAGTTGCCCTCTGTAATGATGTTATACAACGTATTAGCGTAGGAATAGAACGGAACGAATAATTGAGTAAATGTAGAACGTGATCGTTGGATAGCAGCACTATCTTTTGTATCACCGCTACCAAATATATCACGGACTGCTCTATCGCCAGCTTCGATTGCTTGTTGCTCTACCCATTCAGCACTTACACCCTCTTTACCAAATAGTTCAGCTTGCTTTTGATCATATGCAAACTTCCATACAGGAATTGACAATGCAAAGTCTGTTTCTGTGAGTAGTCTGAAACCCATTTGATTTATATCATCTCGAATGTCCGCCAACTGTTCTACCTTATAACCACCAACATTTGTATCACCCAAACGCAATCCTTTGCCTGCAATAGATAAACCTTGTTTCAAGTCTTTATCTAATGTTTGGATGCGCTCACGCATGAAGATTGATTGACCTAATACAAAATCTCTAGTGTTGTTATAAGTCGTAGTTCCGTATCCATAAAAACCAATGCCAGCGTGATTGATGGCTCTAATTGTATTACCTACACCGATACGATAGAACGCAACAGGAATGTTCAGCGCATTTTGTAACGCTACCGATACTCGACCAGCCATGACTGCAGTTGATGTATTCTTTTTCAACGTAAGGATAAGTCTATCAATATCATTTGTTTTTGCTGCCTCATCTTGCCAGTTATCTCTAACCCATGTACGCAAGAATTGGTATGTATCAGCACCAAACTTATCAACGATGTAGTTTTGCAATTCTCTATTACTGATTAACTTATTAACATCAGTTACCGCTTTACGCA